TGATTTGACCAACGTGCTCAATACGGGATTTTAGGGTTTCATTGTCTTGATAGGACATGTAGAAATCGGGCGTGTCAATATGCAATAGCTGATTGATCTTGTTGTAGAACGGAGCATGGACGGCTAGTTCAAACATAGAAAAAACCGATCCCATACGATGAAATTCTGACCCATCGAACATTCGCTTGAAACGACCACCCCAAAATTCATCGCCTATGTGTGTCTCATATAATGAGAACAGCTTCAATGTCGAGATGACGCCGTGTCTTTCAGCGGGTGTGAAGTTCACCAAGACATCCTGAATATCTTTCTCAACTTTCACTTCATCTGGTAACCAAAAAATCTTGAGTTGCTGATTTGCAAACTCCACTGGTTCTTTGTTTTCTTCTACGGGAAGCAAATGCCTTTCAAGCATACAAAACTCCTTAATAAATATTAAAAGCGAAATACATCGGATTCTCTTTTCGGGGATAGTATATATGGAAATCAATCAACTAAACATCAATGGATTTGTCATGGAAGTGGCGAGAATCCCTATTCTGAAATATGCTATCCAAGAGGTAACCTTTCCCGACATCTCATTGCCTGAAGTTCCTCAACCCACACCTTTTCAGTCGATCAATCAAGTTGGCGACCATATAGTTCATGAAGACCTGTCCTTTACGTTCTTGGTTGATGAAAAAATGAACAACTACAGAGCGCTCTATCATTGGATGAGAGGGCTTGCTTTCCCCGAAAAGTTTGAGGAATTTGAACTCTTTGTCCGAGGAATCACAGGTGATAGTAACATACAATCTTTTACTTCGTCTAGTCGTCTTAATCAGTTCTCGGACGTTCTCATCACCGTGCTGTCTAACCAAAAGAATCCACTGTTCAAATATAGACTTCTCAACGCTTTTCCGATATCATTGTCTGGCTTTAGCGTAAATGTAACAGAACAAGATACGCAACCCGTCATCGCAACTTGCACTATGAAATTCACAGGTTTTGAGATTGAATCTGCATAAAGGAGCATCGCTTTGAAAATTGAAGATATTATGGATGAAGCTGAGAAATATTTTCAGATTGATGAGACGAACTTAGCGAAAGAAGCATTAGAGACCCCCAAAATATACGGCAAACTCCTTCGCATTAGAACAAATGAATCCATGCTGTTGCAAAGGTATAAGTATCAGATTAAGAAACTCTATCAAGAAAAAAGAGATTATTATTTGGGTAGGGCAGATCCAGAAGTCTATAAATCAAAACCTTTTGACCTAAAAATTCTCAAATCAGAGGTTGACTCATACATTGAGGCAGATGAAGAAATTAATGATCTTAATCTAAAGATAGAGGTTCAAACAGAAAAACTGACATATCTAGATAATGCTTTGAAACAGATTGCCAATAGAGGTTTTATGATTAAGGCCGCTTTGGATTATCAGAAATTGGTTAATGGAGTTTGATAGTGAAAGCAATAAATAGAAACAAGTATTATGGATACTGCCCGTCTTAGGGCAACTATACAAACAAATGTTCGACATAGAAATTAGAAAAGTAAATAATGTCTATATTCAGGTTGTCGCCGATGCAAGTATTCGCATGGGATTAACTGAATATTTTGCCCGTTATGTGAAGGGTTATAAATTCCATCCAAAATACAAGGCAAGAATTTGGGATGGCAAAATTCGTTTCTTTAGTTATCAAAATGGTTATATCTACGTGGGCCTCATTAAAGATGTTCTTGAGTATTGCAAGAGTGAAAACCTGAAGGTAAAAATTGATGATGAAGTAAAAACACTATTTTCTTTTAGTTGTGACATTGAGAAATACTTAGAAAATCTGGCTTTGTCTGCTCATGGAGAAAGAATTGAGCTTCGTGATTATCAACGCAAAGCAATCATCAACGCCATTACCCAGAAACGGAAACTAATCCAATCCCCGACCAGCTCTGGTAAGTCTTCTATCATCTATGGTATCACAAAATATTTGATCGATGAAGTTTTTGAGCATGAGCGCATGCTGATTGTTGTGCCTACAGTGAACCTAGTAACTCAACTAAAATCAGACTTCAAAGATTATTCTACTTTGAACGGTTGGGACGTCGATTCTTTGGTTAGCACGTCTACAGATAAGAAAGATGACAGAAACAAAAGAATTCTGATAACAACTTGGCAATCAATCTATAAGAACGATGAAGATTGGTTTGATGGATTCAGAGGAATGATCTTTGATGAGGTTCACCAAGCCACAGCGAAAAGTTTGACAGGAATAGGAAAGAAATGCGATGCCGAATTTCGAATCGGGCTTTCTGGTTCTATTAACAACGAAGACGAAACTTCTGAGATGACCTTAAGAGGGCTTTTCGGCTTCAAGATGGTCACAACCACGACCAAAAAGCTGATGGAAGAAGGAATCGTCGCAAAACTAAAGGTCAATTGCATCCATATTAAGTATTCCTTTCTTGGTAAAATATCAAAAGATTATCAGGAAGAAATAGATTGGATCATAAGACAAGATAGAAGAAATGAACTGATCATAGAACTAGCTAATAATCTTGAAGGTAACGTTCTAATTCTTTTCAGCTTGGTTGAAAAGCATGGTAAAATACTAAGAGAACTTGCTAAGAAATATAACAAAGAGGTTTTCTTTGTCTATGGTGGAACAGATGTAGATCAACGAGAAAACATCCGAAGAATAGCAGAAGAACATAAAGGCTGTATCATACTTGCATCATATCAGACCTTTTCTACTGGTGTCAATATCCGAAACATCAGACACATCATTTTTGCTTCACCCACAAAGTCTTTCTTTAGGGTAATCCAATCAATTGGTCGTGGTCTTAGAACTAGTAGCACCAAGACACATTGTGATGTTTATGACTTATTTGACGAAATTTATGGATCGCCTAAAGACCCCAATACATATAATTTTTCGATGAAGCATTTTGCGGAACGGGTCAAAATCTATATCAAAGAGGGTTTTGAATATACTATTGAAAAAATCGATTTGGAGGCAACATAATCATGGATACTAATAATGAATCAATCATGCTTTTTAAATTGGTAACGGGTGAACTGATTATAGGAATACTAGATGTCAATCTAACCCAAAAAATTAATAATGATGTTATCTATGTCAAACATCCTGCTGTCTTGGTTCAAGATCACAGCACATTATATCTAACCAAGTTCAACCCATTCTCTAAATTGGATTTCATAATGATTACAGGGAAAAACGTTGTCTATGTTGATATTCCAAATGATAACATTGTAGCACTTTATCTTGATCTTCTAAGTCCTAGGGTCCCAAAGTCAAGACTAGATGATGAGGGCAAGGAACAAATGGTTCATTAGTAAATAATATCATCCCCACCCCCATATCCTCCATTAATAATCCACTGGAGTTTACAAATTCTTAAAAGAAATCAACAAGTTAACTCAGATCAAAGTCTTGCTTGACAGATGCTTAGCCCCTCTGTATAATGCAAGGCACGTATGAAAAGATTCGATGAATGCCTTATTTTTAGTCACAGTAGACATCTTGGTGTAAAACGTGAGCATATGGCACGATTGTTTGTTGAATCGGGTCTCTCGAAGGGTTATTCTTCAAAATCGAAAATGACTGCTCATCATTACATTGAGAGTCTCGTGGGTAATCTAACCGAAGCATTTCTCTTACAGAGAAATCTAGCTCTCAGACTTTCTGATCCCGATCCTACACCTAACGTCAAGAGCAAAATCTTGGAAGGGATGAAAAGTCTTGGTATGATAAGTGAAGTTAGAAAAGGGTATTCGTTCAAAACTACTTCCCCGAATATCCCTAAACGAGACTTGACAAAAATTGAACCATCGGAAACCATCCTGGATGTTTTCGATCCAAACTCTGTTGTGCCAAGTAAGGCATGGTCGATCATAGTAAGAAAAGGTCAAGAAGAAGTTCTTGAAAAGAGTTTAGTCGATGACCACGCTTTGCTCTTTCGATGTGCTTGCAAGTTTCAGAAGAAGGTGAACATACCAATTCGATCATTTAGACGAATATTCAACAATGACTTGGAATCAGGTGGGCGCATCTATAGCAACTACCAACAGATGAGTAAAGAAATGCGGAGACTGATAACTATTGACAATGAAAAGACCATAGAACTTGATTATCGATACAATCAGATTCGCATGTTGTTTACTCTGTTTGGTATTCCAGACGATGGGGACCCTTATTCTGGGTTTTCTGAAGACCGAGAGATCGTCAAAAAAGCGATGAACACTTTGATCAATGCTTCAAATCCCAAACGGGTGTTTTGCGACATGCGCTGGAATGCGCCTTTCAGATGGTCTTCTAAAAAAGCTGACAGATTCATCTCGGAAGCATATGCTCGTTATCCTATTCTTAAAGAGATGGGTGGTTCCAGAATTGGTCTGAAACTTCAGAAGATTGAAGGCGATATTTCACTTGCAATTATGAAATATGCGCTGTATAATGACACCGTTGCTCTTCCTATTCACGATTCATTCATCGTCTTGGAATCTGAAGCTCAACAGTTTCGACATATAATGGATGAAACTTGGAATCGAATTGTGGGTTCCTTGAAAAATAGCAAAAAAATGCCGTTGTAACTTGTTGTTTTTAAAATATTTTTTAGCTCGGTTTTTCCGATTCTGCCTTAAAAGTGATAGTTTTTCAATTTCTTGAACATAGTAACGGAGTAGAAAAGATGAAGCAAATTTCAAGCATGTTTTTGCGTAATGTGACCTGCATTGACCATGCCTTTGTTACAGATGCAGGATTCATCGAGGGCGGTTCTTATCACCAGGAGATTGTCGTGACTGGTGAGATCGATGAACATGAGCAAGTTGTGGTTGACTTCTCAGCTGTGAAGAAACAGATCAAATCAATCATCGATGACAAAGAAAAAGGTTTCGACCACAAACTTTGGATTATTAAGGGTTACTCAGATTGTCAAGTAAATGATCTTGAGAATGGATATGTTAGGGTTGTGACACCACATCATATCTTGGTTGCGCCTCGGAATGCACTTAAGATTATTGATGGCTATAGCAAGTATCATAGTTCTCCGAAAGATGCTGTTGAGTTTCAGATGCAGCAAGAAATTCAAGATGGTCTGAATGAAGCGAATAATGTAGATTTCATTCGTGTTGAACTTAGATTGACCAAAGAAGTATTCGGTTCAACACCCGTTACCTTCACATATTTCCACGGTCTGAAAAACTCAAGCTCATGGGGTTGCAACAATATCGCTCACGGGCATACTTCATTTGTTGAGGTATATGACGATCTTGGTAAAAGAATTCCTGAAGTAGAAAAATTGATTGCCTATTATATTGATGGTGCCATGATGATTTTTAAAGATAATCTCGAGACACCAAACAAGATTGCTTATGAAACTCCTAGAGGTAGATTCAGCTTAGCTTTTACTGATAAGGTTAAGACAATCGTAATGGATAAGGAAACAACTATTGAGAATATAGTCGAACATGTTTGTGCTCAGTTGAAACCTGTTCTAGATTATCATGCGGTTTCTAGAGTTCACATCTCAGAAGGGCTACAAAAAGGTGCTGTCAAGCAAATTCTCAGATAAAAAACTCGATAAATAAAAGATAGAGTCCAATCTCATAAAGATAATTAGATTGAAACCTTATTTTTTGGGCACTTTAGATGAAAAGAATATACAACATCCTAACTGGTGATTTATCTTCAGTTAGATTTTTCATGTCCTTATTGTCCTTGATTCTATCTTTAGGATTTTTCATAGCTAGCACTGAAAGTGAAAAATATCAACATATAAATAATTTTGCGGATAAGAAAATATGGGGTGCAATTTTTGCATTGCACTCAATTTCTTTGATGTTAACTGTTTTTTATGATTTTCCTATCCATCTAAAAAGATTATTAAATCTTCTAGGAATTTGGCTTTGGTCATACGTGTTTTTGAGTTTCACAATCTATAGCCCCGCTCCAGTGACTCCTACAGAATGGATGTTAGTTATGCCCGTGATATTTGAGTTTTGGCTACTAACTGAAAAAATGTTTGAGAATAAGAAATGACAGCAAATATTTGGCAATCTGCAATTTTGTTAACACTATTGTTTGTAGTGTTTTCTATCATACTTCAGTTCATTGCTAAGAACAATTCTGAACAGGGTTTAGTTAGAGTTTCTGAAATACTAGAACAAAACAAAGTTCTTTCGATGACTATATCAGAACTTCATGAGCAAATAACTGAATTAAATAAAGAGTTAGAAAAATTATCCAAAGAGAATAACATGCTTCGAAAAGAGGTAGAGCAGCTTCATATTAGGGTAGATAGTCTACAAAACCAAATTGTTGTTAAGTAATAAATGAGTTTTGTTGATTGTAATTAAAAATGAAAAATAAACTAACCCATATCAATAAAAAAGAGAGAAGTAGATGAAACCAGCAGCCCTTGACTTGACGATCTATCAAGGCTCGACATATATTAAAGCATTTCAATGGAAAACAGGAAAACCTGCTGTACCAGTTGACCTAACTGGTTGCTCTGCAAGGATGCAGATTCGTAAGAGGGTTGTCGATACTGATGTTTTACTTGAACTAACAACCGAAAATAACAGAATCGTCATTACTGCTCCAACTGAAGGAAAATTTGAGATTCGCTTAACCGCAGCTGAGACAGCTGCCCTGTCTTTCAAGACAGGCGTATACGATTTTGAAATCGTCTATCCAGGAGGCGAACCAGTGTATCGTTTGTTTGAAGGTAGTGTAGAAGTCATTCCTGAAGTAACAAGATGAAAGTCTTGACGGGGTTCTAACCCTAATATACAATGTCATTTTTTAAAATGAGTGGGAGTATGAATCATGGGTATGAATTTTGATCCTAGCCAGGCCCTTTGGGTTGAAAAATATCGTCCTTCGAATCTTGAGGATTGCATCCTTCCAGAACGGATCAAGAAAGATTTCCGTGGATTTGTCAATGAAGGCGAATTCCCTTCCTTACTTCTATCCGGATCCGCTGGAATCGGTAAAACGACCGTAGCCAAAGCTCTATGTCAAGAGCTAGGAATGGATTGGATTCTCATCAATGCCTCGAATGAGCGTGGTATTGATGTTCTCCGAACCCAAATCACTCAATTCGCTACGAGCGTATCGTTCAATGATTGCAAGATCAAGTGCATCATCATGGACGAGTTCGACCAAGCGACAAATCTTCTACAGACTGCAATGCGTGCTGCAATCGAAGATTTCTCAAAAACTTGTCGATTCATCTTCACTTGCAATTATCCGAATAAAATCATCGACCCCATCCACTCTCGTTGCTCAAATATTTCCCTTTCCCTTGAAGGTGACGAGAAGCAAGAGATTGCGGTGTCTTTCCTTCGTCGCTTAGAAAACATTCTGAAGAATGAGAATGTAGAGTTTGAGCGAAAGGCGATAGCAGCACTAATCCAGAAACATTTTCCCGACTTCCGTCGTGTTATAAATGAGCTACAACGAGCTGCCAAGACAGGTGGCAAAATTGATATGGAGCTCATCTCAAATGTGGGCGAAGATGTTAATATCACTAAGTTGGTTAAGACTCTTCGAGAAAAAGACTTCCCAGCGATGCGCCAGTGGGTTGCGCAAAACGTAGGAAACGATGTTAATGTTCTTTTCCGAAAGGTCTATGACAACCTGACAAGTTTCCTTCAACCAGCATATATTCCCGAGGCAATCATCAAGATTGCAGAATATCAGTATCGTGGAACAACATGCCCCGATCCTGAGATTAACTTTGTCGCCTTTTGTGTTGAGATGATGGGAATGGAGTATAAGTGATGGAATTCGATCTTTTCAAAGAATGGTTGCCTTCAATTACAGAGAAAAAGTGCTATTTGTTTGAGAAAGGCAAGGAGGAAGAGATTGAGCGCAAATATCCTTCGTTCATGGTGAATCGAGCACTGTCCCAATATGAAGACACTGTCTTGATTGCAAATGAAGTGAATCGCCTAGCTGGAAGTCTTGACCCCAAACTTCAGTATGATTTTCTCTACTACCTTGTTCCCAAAAAACGCAGGTTTGCAAGATGGGCTAAAGCTCAGAAGTCCGATACCATAAATATGTTAGTCGAAGCGTATAATATTTCGGTTCGCAAGGCTGAAGAAATCAGTGACCTTCTAAGTGAAGAAGACATTGAAAACATTAGAACATATCTTTACAAAGGTGGTAAGAATGAAAGAAACTCGTATTCTAAGAACTAAAATCAAAAATCATATTGTCGTGAAAATTGCTGATGGACAGAATGTTTCTTGTCAAACTTCTCAAGCTAATGTTCTAGCTGAATAATGAGGAGAAGTATTATGAATGAACAATTGGTAGAAAAAGTTCTAAATCAGATGATTGAGGTGACGTTGCCTAAAGAAGATTCTTTCTTAATTCTAAAGGAGACACTTACTCGAATTGGTGTAGCGTCAACCCAAAGCAAAACACTCTCACAGAGTTGCCATATTCTCCACAAACGTGGTAAGTATTATATCACTCATTTTAAATTGCTATTTGAACTAGATGGGAAAGCCTCGAATTTTGATGAGCAAGATCGAGCCAGAATGAATACAATCGCTACCTTACTAGAATCTTGGGGACTTCTGAAAATTAAAGACAAATCATCATTGAGAGATTTCGTCCCTATCAAGAAAATAAAGATCATTCCATCAAAGGAAAAACATGAATGGAATTTGGTAGCCAAACATCGAATTGGGAAATGAAGAAGTAGAAGTTTCAGACTTACACTTTCTCTGATTTAAGTATAAATAAGAAGATACACCAATCGGAGTTATCTAAAAATGAATCAGCTTTCAGAGAATAGTCTTTATACAACGCCTGCAGAAAAAGAGAACCTTTTAAAAGATAAGGAAAAAGTAGCTAGTGCGTTTTTCATTAACTTCCTTGGTACTTTGGGGTTATTTTCAATCTCTAGTACTCGAGGTATTATGAAAAACTATTTTCCTGATGACGGGAAACTTCAACTTGTTAATATCGGTGATGCAAACAAAGACACATCTTTGGTCACCAAGCTTTATAGCGAAATTGGTGGCTTGAAACCCGATACCGCAAACAAGATTACTCGTTTGTTGTTTAAGCTAAAGACAAGAGCAATTACTTCTAAGAATTTTGATGAGAACCTGGTGAGAGAAATTGTCAAAGAAATTCAATATCTGGTCCACCGACCTCACCCAGTTATCTTGAACGTCGTCAAACAGTTTGAATCGGGAACTGCTAACCTCAAACAAGTTGCTAAGGCATTCTTTAATCTGATCAAGGCTCGTAAGAGAGAATTTGGCCCTATCTCTCAAGAGTTCTATAGCATTGCCAAACAATACCAAATCTACTTGAAAGATGTTGCCGATATCGGCTCAACACCTTCAGATGCAGTTACACTCGCATCGACAATTCAAACATTCGTTCCGCACGCGGCTGCTGGATCTTTTCCTACTACTCCTGTTTCTAAGGTTGTGAATCAGAAGCCTAAAGCTGACAAGATTCAGATGGTTGCAAAACCTGCAGCAGTTAAAGATGAGGATTTTTATTTGTTGTTGTGGAGAGCTACTTCAGCTAATGAAATTAAAAAATTGTTGAAAGAACGGGGTTATGAAGCTTTTACTCCTGAGCTGATGAAAAAGGCAGTAGATTATCTTTTACCCCAAACAAACGACCAAGAAGATCACTTCAACATGGTTATGAATTCAATGCCTGATATTCCAACATTCAACAAGGCATTTGGTTATTTTATGAAAAATGATCCCCAACAAGAAATGAGGTGGCGACTTGTTCTACTTTACAAAGCATCTTTAGGCAAAACTACTGCAGAGATCAAACAAGTGTTGACTGAAGCCCGCACTCAGATAAAAAAGCTATTTGGTTCATATGTTAAAATTACTATTAATGGTAAACCTAAAGAATATTTTAGGAAAAAGTGCTTAGATGCAGTAATCGACGAATTCCAAAGAAAAATCGTCTCTTGTGGGCCATCAGACGATATTGATGCAATTTTTGATTTGTTTTCAAGAGAACTAAGTAATATTAGTAGTATTCTTGGTGAAATAGTACAGAATTATCAGTTCGTAGTCTTCCCTGACGAAAGCGCGTTGTCTGACAAAGAAAAAATCAAATATCTAATTGCATTCAGTAGTAAAACTCGTTCTTACGGAAGCATAAACCAAGCCATTAATAGACTTATTAATCTGATGAAGGCAAATGGTATTGACTTTATTGAAGAAAATAGAGGATACGCCCAAACTATCATTGTTCAGAAATATGAAAATCTGTTCCCTGGTTCTAAAGAATGTATTGATTCTTGGTATAAGAATGCAAATCACGAGTATTTGAGTTTTGGTTTAGTTGATGCTTATGAAGAAATTGTTAAAAATTGGAAAAGTGCATTTCTAGACGAAACTATCGCCAAATTCATTAAAAATATCTCAGAAACTGAAAGTTCGGAGACAATTGTTAATAAGATTGTGGCTATGATTGACAAACAAGCAATCAAGCCAGAGGATAAAGAAACATTGTTTAGTAAAATTGCTTCATCCTTAACATTTGGTTCTGGTTATGCGAAAACTGAAGAACGCGCGGCTCAAGTGGCTAGCTTAATTCAAACCATCTACGCTAAGCGTTTCAAAGAGATGTCTGAAAAAGGCAGCTTTAAGCTGTCCGAAAGTTTTGGTTTTTTAGCGAAAGCCGAATTCATTGAGGGTTTATTTGAGTTAATTAAAACCAATTTTCAAAATAAACCATCTCATATGAGCAAAAGTCAATGGGATGCTTATGTTCAGATGATGAAAACAATTCTTTCCAAAGAAACAAAACTACAAGACGAATTGATAATCTGGGCACTTAGACAAGGTGATGGTATTGATAAGGTTCTAAATTATATTAATGCTGATTGGGGTAGACTTGTTCGTGTTATTATTAGAAATCCAGAATTTCATGTGCTATCTTCTTCTAAAGAAATATTAATAAATTTCAAATCTGCCCAATTCTTGAAGGAAGAAGATTACCAAAAACTTGCTAAAAATGTTTATATTGGTTTATTTTTACTTATTACTTTTAGCCATAAAGTAGATCCTTATAAGTATTTACCATATGATACAATTAAGTCTTTTATCATTGAAAATTTATATAATGAATTTAGTAAAGTTGCTCAATCTTTGGCATTCAAACAGGCATTTGAAAACTTAAAGCAATCTGACAAAGATGAAATAGTAAACGAGTTGAAAGATAAAATTTTTACTATAACATCAACTAATGTTGAAGTTGATAGAATTTCCTTATCGCGTCTAAATTATTTTCTAGGTAAAGAGGCGGTTAACGAATATTTAAACTCTTTGGATAATATTGAGAAAAAGAAAGCCTTGTTGCGTCAAGCACCGGATTGGTTCTTTGAGTCAATGAATTCCGATAACTTGAATGATACTTTAGAAAATTTCTTACAAGATTCTTGGTCTAAGTCCAGAGTTTTTAAGGGCGACTTCATAGAATTTGCAACGAAGCGTAAAGATGCGATTTCACTAGAAAATACCAAGAACATTGTTAAATGGATGTCCGAATATGACCGAGAATTGAAACCTTCTGAAAGAAGTGAATTTGAGCAACCATATTACAATTCTATCGGAATTCTTTTTGAAAAGAGCGAAAAAGAAGCTAATGATGTTTTCATGCAGATGCCTCTAGAAGAGCGTCGTGGTTTGGTTAAGCATTTAGTTGATAAGCGCTTTCTGAAAAAAGCACTGTTTGGTGTTCAAGGTGACGGCGTTCTAATTAAACCACTGAACCCAGTGACAGAAGGACGTCTACTAGATATTCTTAAGTATAATTCCGTTGAGACACCATCCATTCCAAAATTTAATAAGGAAGAAACTCTAACAGAAATATTATCAAAGGATATTCAAGCTAAACCTTTGGAAGATTTGCATGTTAGTTTAGATGTACTAGATGAAGAAAAACTAGATAGGCTATCAATTGAATATGATGCTTTCAATCATTATGCTCATGGTCAGATTGCCTTGAGAATCAAACGCTCTTTCAGCGTTAGCATACCATTGCAAGAAGAAGGATTCAAACGTTGGTTAGAAAAAATGGATCAAGAGGGAATTGATCCCAAGATTATGAAACCAATCTTCCATGGCACGGGTTCAATCGGTGCATCCATGATTCTACGTTATGGTTTCAAAGTTATCAAGTCTAGTGACCCTGCAGTTGTTGGTCGTATGTTGGGCGATGGTATTTACTTCTCTAATGTCTTGGATAAAGTTGCTCAATATGTTGGAGATGAGGGGTATAGTCGAACTCCCGGAACACAAGGTTATATCTTTGAGATGGAAGGTTCTCTAGGCAAACATCGTCGGGATTATCGCTGCGCCGGTACTGGGGCAAAAGAAGATGAGAAGTCAACCATTTCACCCGAATGGGCAGTGTTCAATCCCAACGAACAGTTGCGAATTTACAAAGCATATCATGTTGAAGTGATCGGAAAGGAAACAATGGATGAGATGAAAAAGAAATATAATGTCACAAATGAATCTGCAGCTTTTGAGATAAAGAGCTTCAAGTCATTTATCAATGAGGGAACTGGAGATATGCCGCATTGCATCACTTATATTTTCATGGATGGCAATATTCCGATTAGTGAAAAGGAATCAGTGGATTTCAAATCTTTCGATGCCAAGAAGTTTGGTAAGAATGTTAAACTTGACTGGACAGGTTCTGGACCATCTGTTATGATCTACAATAGAAAAGAATCAAAGACATATGTGGTTCGTTATACTCGAGAGTTCATGGAGAACAGAAAAGGTGAGCTTTCAGAATATCTGAAGTTGCTAAACAAGAAATGATCATCGGAAAGGGGGACTAGACAAGTCCCCCTTTTTGCCTTATACTATGTTTTTTGGTGAAAATTTAAAATTGAAGAAGGATCATATGTCTTTTTATACTCATTTTCATAATCGAGGTGGTGCTATTTTCCTTCGTTGGGTTGATGAACATGGTAAACGTAGAAACTCAGTAGTCAAAGATTTTCAACCTACTCTTTATCTTAAGACAAACGAAGAAACGAAATATCGAACCCTAGAAGGTTCCTATCTTAAGCCAATTCAGACGGAATCCATAAAGGATGCAAAGCGTCTGATCGAAGAATATTCTGATGTTGATGGGTTCGAGCTATACGGCAACACGAACTGGGATTATTCTTTCATCAATCAACGCTGGGAACAGGAGATCAAGTATGATGAATCCTTGATCTTAGTGTATTATCTTGACATTGAGACTGAAGTTTCCAATGAGTTCCCCGATCCCCATTCTGCTAAAGAGCGCATCAACGTTATCACTATTTTCGACGGTGCTAAATTTTTAGTGTGGTGCTTTCAAGAAGCACGCCCTAAGATGAAACATCCGTTCCCTGTCGAACTGAAAGTTTTCGATAGCGAAGAATCCATGCTACGGAATTTCGTCACTTTTTGGTCTAGCAACTATCCAGATATAGTTACTGGTTGGAACACCGAGGGATTCGATATTACTTATCTTGTCAATCGTATTAGGCAACTCTTGGGCGAAGACAAGATGAAATTACTATCACCTGTTGGTCTCATTCGAGAATATAATATAGATTCTAAACATAGGGCCTATGAGATTAAAGGTATCGAACATCTAGACTATTTGCAATTGTTCAAGAAGTATATAGCAGGTGAGCGTGACTTTTCATTAGACGCGGTATGCGAGGAATTCCTAGGTGAACAGAAGCTAGAGAATCCGTTCTCTACGTTTAGGGAGTTCTACGAAAAAGCATGGGATGAGTTCGTAGATTACAACATCCATGATGTTTCGCTTGTCTATAAACTAGAGCAGAAGCTAAAGTTGTTGAGTCTCACATACTCGATTGCTTATCTGGTTAAGATGAACTTCTCGGACGTGTTTGGAACCGTCAAGCCGTGGGATATTTTTATTCAGAACTCCTTGTATAAGGATCGAAAATTTGTCCGTTGCAAGTTTTCTCCTGGTGTTGCGGATCGTCAGATCATGGGCGGTTTCGTCATGACACCCGTACCAGGTCGATATGAATGGATTGTGTCTTTCGATGCAAACTCCTTGTATCCTTCTATCATTCGAACATGGAACATCTCGCCCGAGACGATCTTAGCTGAGCATGAGATTCCAGATGAACTGATCAAGTATTATGACAAGATTCAAGTTGATGATCTTTTGAAAGACTCAAGCGAACTATCTAAGCTGTTGAAGAAATATAATCTCACAATGACTGCAAACGGTCATTTCTTTCGCCGAGATAAGCAAGGAATTTTGCCTCTTCTAACAGGAAAAGTCTATGAAGGTCGAGTTGAAGCAAAGAACGAGATGAAGAAATATAAGAAAGCTCTTGTCAATGAGACAGACCCTATCAAGCGAAAAGATCTCGAAGCACACATTGCTTCTCTTGACAATAAGCAGCTAGCTCTGAAGATTCTTCTTAATTCCTTATATGGAGCTACGGCGAACCAGTATTTCCGATTCTTCGACTTCAGATGTGCTGAAGGCATCACATCCACAGGACAGTATTTCATCCAGAAGGTCGGACATATGGCGTCCTCATACATTGACAAGATGAGTGGCGTTGAAGACTCTTTGGTTTATATCGATACAGACTCAAATTATTTCTCACTGAAGTCTCTTGTCAGCCGTGCAGGTCTAGACAAGATGCCCACTCCCAAATTGGTTGACGCACTAGATAAGATTTGTGAACAGAAGATTGGCAAACGTATTGACGAAGCATGCAAATGGATTGGTGACGAACTAAATGTCTTTGACAATCAATTAGCAGTCAAGCGCGAGAAAATTTGCGAATCGGCCATTTGGGTAGCAAAGAAGCGTTATGCTCTATATACTTGGGACAATGAAGGCGTTAGATACAAGGAACCAGACATTTCGGTAACAGGCTTGGAGGTCAAGCGCTCAAACACCCCTAAGATATGTCGAGATTCTCTTAGTGAAGCATTGGAAATCTTTCTTGTCGGTTCTGAGGCAGAGCTACAATCTTTCGTCAAGAAAATTCGAGAAAACTTCTTCAAGCAAGATCCCTATGCAATTGCTATGCCTTCTGGTGTGAAGGGTCTAGACAAGTATTCAGATGCAAAGACAATCTACAAACAAGGTTGTCCGCAACATGTCCGAGCATCTCTGCTCTACAATCATCTCCTAAAGACCCATAACGTGGCTGGTAAATATAACCCAATCTTGGAAGGTGGTAAGATGCGTCGAGTTACCCTTCGTTTACCGAACCCTATCGGCGAGGATGTAATTGGGTTCGTGGACAAGTTACCTGAAGAGTTTGGACTGAATGACTATATTGATTATGACGAGTTGTTTCAGAAGACCTTCATGGCAGCACTTGAACGTATAGCAGATGCTGTTCGCTGGCAGATTGAAAAGAAAGCGACACTGGATGATTTTTTCTCTTGACAAGGAAGATTTTCTTGTTATAATTAAAAGCACGAAAAGATGTTTGATAGCTTTTCGTTCGGTATTTAGATCATTTCATATTGGACTGGAATCATGAAAAAGACATTGTCGCAAAAGCGTAAAGAAGACAAAGCTTTCTACGAGGATTGTGCTAAGCGTGCACTGGAAGACGCTGAAAATCCTCAGAATACGGAAATCCAAAGGCAGCTTGCCCTGGATGTTTATCATCGAGCACTTCTAGCAATTGAAGTTTCGAAACTAGACCCGATTGCAGCTCATCGGGTTTTTACAGGTGTGGATCTCTAATGAAGGAGTTAGTTGGAAGTGAGCAAAACTCTAAAACGTCATCACAATACTGATAGTAGCGATTTTAGTGACCATAAGATTAAGGCTTTGAAAAAACGTGAAGTTGAGCGTAGACTAGCTCAACTTGAAGATGAAGATTACTTCGATGACGAAGATTTGTCTTCTTACATCAATGAACCGAAATTCTATCGTGCCATCAAGGGGTATCGCTGATGATTCTTAATTCACCTAAGAATGAAACAAAATTATCTTTTCCTAAAGTTCCAGTTCAGATTGTTCTTGACCATCCTCTAGCCGAGGTTCCTTTCTATGCAACAGAAGGTGCTAGTGGCTTTGATCTAAAGGCTTGCATCGATGCTCC